TAAGAGTCCATTGCTAGCCCAAGAAAGCCTGTTTTACCAGAGTCAGCAACATCAGCTCTCATCCAATATCCGGTTGATGCCTCCATGAACACTACATTCATGAAGCTCACTGCTGAGCCAACATACTGTGAGTACATCACCCAGCCCTTTGCTGTCTTGTCAGTTGTGATGTATTTTGCCTGGGGCTTTGTAAAAAAGTCACCCGGATTTTTGAACTCATCCTCCATCACAGTGACAACAAAATCTCTCAAATCCTGAGCAGAAATTTGCCCTGTTACATTGTCCGCAAACAGGGACAAAATTGCAGCTCTTGTTCTTTGTGTATCAGCCATTGATACACCTCCTTGTTCTTATTTTATTGAGGCCGGGCAAATCCCTGACCAAAATCTTGCTTTATAAAAGACTCACCAAGGTGAGCATTGTGAGACAGATCAAAGGCCCTGTCAAAGCCTCCAATCAAATACTCCCCATCATAGGAATTGTTGACTGTGAAGTCTGTACTGAATGATGAATCCAAACTCCCCGGAGGGATGGTGCCATCATAAAATGGAGAGCTGAAAAAATCCCACCCAAATCCTCTATTGAAACACCTTCCAGAATAATCAAACCTCACAGCAGTGTGTCCGGGCTTGAGTTTCAAAATTTCCTCTCTCAGCCCATCATAAATTATTTTTTGGCTGGTGTACCAATCCCAGCTATTTGCAAGGATTGAGTCAAAGCTCTCAGGACAGAATCCAAGGCCAAGAGCACCTTTGCTCCCTTCAAGATCAACTCTGACCCTCCAAAGAAAGACAGCATATTCATCATCAACTGAATCTCCAGCAGATGATACACCAGCTCTTGAGCTTTCATACTCCTCAACTGTGATAAGAAAACCAACTCTTGCTGCAATTCCTATAAAGTATGCCTTGTCTTGCCGGCCTATGAGAAGAACTTTTTTCATCAAGTCAGCTCTCCGGCCTGCAAGTGTGCTCTTCAGCTCAAGGCCATAGTCAGGCAGTTCAAGCTCCTCTTCAAAGTCTGTAATGAGCTCATCTGTCTTTGTTGGCCTTGACTCTCTCACAAGGTCAAGCATCCTTTGCTCTGCTCTTGAAAGCTCAACCCCAAGAGCAGACATGAGCTGATCAATCAAAGCTCCGGGTGACCTTGTCAAAGCTCTCCCAACAGGGAGCAGAGATTTTAAAAGGCTTTTATATTGCTCAGCTGATCTTCCCATCAGTACTCTCCAAAGGTGATATCACCAAGAGCTGGTATGTGATTTGCTGAGATGCTTGTATCACCGGATGGTGTATTCACCCTTATTGCCACAAGGCCAGCAGCTTTCTTGGCATAGCTTATTATGTCTGACTCATAAAGAATCTCACCCGGTCCACCCTTCTCAAGTATCAAATCACTAAGCTGAGTTGTAACATTGCTCCGGGTTGTTGAGTTGTTTGGTGAAATATCAATTTCAAAGTCTATTGTTTGAAGAGTGAGATCAATCACAAAAAAACCTGGCTCTGCTGTTACTGGTATGCCCACCAGAAGTCCAGTCAAAGGATCATTGTGCTCAATTATGTACTGCCTCACCTCCTCCATCTGGTCCGGGCTTGGTATGATTGTGCCCTCATCATTATCCCTGACAAAAGCCAAACCAACTGTCCCAATTCCTTGATACTCCGGGAATGACCATGCCCTTGTTACACCAGACACTTCCAGGGCCCAGCTCTCATAATCAAAGTCAGCTCCTCCATGGGGTGGCTGCCTCTTTCTTGTTAACACTCTCTCTCTCAATTCCTCTGTACTCTCCTCATCAACACCACCAGCCAGAGCATTGCTATCAACTGTGGCTGAGGTGTCAACACCAGCTATTGGTGAAACAAAAGAGAGCACAGCAGAGGCATCTTGATTGCCATCAACTCCTCTGGTCTGAGCTGTAACAGATAAAGTTGCAACCCCACCTGCAATGGTGGCCTCTTCATCAACCAAATATATTTCACCATCACTGCTTTGAAGTTCTGTGAGGGCAGCAATAACAGAGCCATTAGTGCCTGTGACTGATACTTCCCCGGAGGCCTTTGATGCTGCTTTTGGTGTTATTCCATATTCACTTCCAATGTCAACAAGATATTCAGCATCAGCAGAGAGAGCAAAAAGTTGATCTTTCAAGAAATCAATATACCCATATAACAGATATATTGACCCACCATATACTCTTGCCAGAATCTTTAACATGGACCTGCGGAGGATGAATGAAGCATTGGTGATTCTTGAGGACATATCACCTTCAATTCTTTCAACTATTTCTGTGAGTGTTTGTTTCTCAAATGGCATCCTCTCCTCCTCAATCTATTTGTGAGGCCCAAAGGTCATCAAATTCAAAAGCCTCTGTGCTCCCATCTGATTTTTTAATTGCAATCTTGAGTCCAAGAACTTCTGTTGTGCCTCTCTTCACCCTCAAGGCTTCAACTGTAACACCTTCTGCAATTCCATCATCAATGAACCATTGCAAAGCCTCTTGGGCATACTCTTCAGCAGCCCTTAATGTCTCTGTGGTGGTCTTTGCTCTTTGGAGCAGCCAGAGCTTTGAACCAATTTGGTCGCCTGGTATTTCAGCAACCTGATCACCCCACCAGCCTCTTTTATCATTCTTATTATCAACAGCATCATCATCTCCAGCTCTCCGGTCAATAAAGAGGCTCAGAAACACAGCTGTCTCAAGTCCATCCTCTTTGGTGAGGTCACCAGACTCAAAGCCAAGATCACACTCCATCAAATCATCATTATATATTAGTTTCAAATCACTCATGATGTAACTGTCCCAACTTTTGTATCAGGAGTTGCAACTGTTGCATTTGCTATGATGTGCTTAACAATAGCATCTGCTATAGCTTTCCAATAATCTTCAGACTCAGTTCCAACTATTGTTCCGCCAGTTGCTGCTTCAAGAGCTGCAGCAATCTCACTTCCCATTCCATCACCACTCATAGCCATAATCAGCCTCCCTTCAATTTAACAATGCCAGCATCCGGACCTCCATGGGGGAGTCCAGTGAATGGGCATTTTATTATTGTGCTTGGGACCCAGGGCCCAGCATCACCTGTCTTCAATTCAATTTCTCCACCAGCAGAATCAACATACACACCACCAGACTTCAGCCAAACCTTGACTGATGAAGAATTATACAAACAAACATCTCCGGAGGCCAGATCAGTTGGCCGGGAATCTCTATCAACAACTGATAAGGCAAGGCCCTGATCACGATTGCCATTAACAAACACCAAAACAACTTCCTTCCCGGCCTCCGGGTGAGCTTCAAGCCCATAAGGTTGAGCGTGATCAATATCTGAGAGTGTCTCCCCGGACAAAGCCTGTACTTGAATCCTTTGAACCTTTCCACTATTGCTGACAGCAGTCAGCAATGCCCTGCCAGCAAGCAGAAATATTTTCTTTTTGATTGGGGCCAAAATTCTTTTTAAGTCATCTGCTTTTATCATGAGTCAAATCCTGTTTTAATTTTTGAAGCAGTTGTTCCTGCTGTGTAGCTGTCTTTGTGAATCACTGAAATGAAAACTTTCCTGCCCTCCTCTTTTGTATAGCTAAAAAGCAAAGAGTGAATTAACATAGTATCATCAACCCCAAGGAAAGTGTCTTTGACTCTGACCTTTGTTTTTATTTTCCAAAGTTTGCCATTGCTCTGTGTCCATTTTGGCAGCTCATAAGTCACAACTGCTGACTTCCCTGCCCGGAGCATTGATTCAAATTGGGCCCTTCTCTTGCATACAGAAGAGTTGACCGGGCCTTCAGCAAGAATTATCATTGGCCTTGTTCTGCCAACAACATCATCTGATGCCTCTCCGGCCGGGGAAGCATAGTCAGCAATTCCTTTGTTGTCTGTTGAAATGCCAACACCCTTAACTATGTATGATGAAAATCTGTCCGCATTAGTTCTTTGAATCCTTCCATACACTGCATTCTGGCCATAGATAATTTGATCATTCATAAGTTCAGTGGAGTCTGATGAAGTGGATATGGTCAACTTTCCATCACCAAGACTATTGGCCAGCAGCCCATTGTCCCTACATATTCCTGAAATAAGAGCAGCAACAGTGTCACCTGTGTCTGCTGTGAACATCTCAACTTTCTGAGCAAGAACTGAGGCTGCGGAGCTTTCAACAGTCAGAGATATTCCAAAAGGGGCAATCAGCTTTTCAATTATTGACCTGTATGTCTGGTTTTTCCATTCTGATGATGTCGGGAAAGTACAGTCAACAAGATCCATTGTCTTGTCCCGGCCTGAAATCTCTATTGTACTGAAATCTTCTCCATAGGCAACATCAATCATATCAAAATAACCGGAGCAAAGTTTGGTGTCCCCAATTGAGACAACTACATCATCAGCCATATCAAGTTTCAGCTTCTTGACATCTCCGGGTGCATAGTTTGATGTTGATGCAATAAATGAGCCACACAAAGAGTCTATGCTTTGGAAAACCTCAACAGACTCCCAGCTGGTGTGTATGTTATTTCCTATTCTTATTTGGAGCTCACTCATTTTGCTAACACCTCAATTGTTTCACCACCCACAATGAATCCAGGATGCCTTATGCCCAATCTGTTCATATCAAAAATTTCATCAGCTCTTGATGTGCTTTCATATTTATTGTATGCCAGGACAAGTGTGTTGAGTCCATCTCCTGGCACACTATAGTTTTCAAGTTGTGTTAAGTCTTTTCCAAGGCCCAACATGTATTCAACAAATTTGCTCCGGAGTTCTTCAACAGCATTGTATGTGTCAACATTCTTCACATCAGAACTTTGACCACCCATCTCAATAAGAAAGCTGTCAAGGGCCTCTGAATATTCCTCCATCAAATCAATCAGAGCATCTTTGCTCTTGTAATTTATTCTCATGGCAATCCTACACCCGGAACCAAACAGACTGGCTTTTGTAAAATTTGACATAGCAGCCTTGGCAACCAGGCCTTCACTTGTTGTCTTTTCTGTGCCCTTGTCCAAATAATCATAATCTGTTTGTTTGATAATACTCCGGCAAATTGACAACCCCAAATCCTCAGGCACACTTTCTCCGGTCAGCACAAATGATTCCTTGTTGCTCCTCACCTGCCCGGAGCATCTTCCAAGCACACCACCAGACACAACCTCATTCCCAAGGCCAGCAATATTCTTAACTTGCTGAGAGGTTGATTGAAGCATCCCTGCTATTGAACAAGGTGTTCCAAGAAGAGCATTGATGCCTATGATTGCTTGGGTCACAAATCCAGCTGCTGATGCTATGGCTGATGATATCCCATTCTGTACTCCATTTATTACACCCTGAATAGTATCAAGAGTTGCCAAGGCATCTTGGGCAAGGCTGGCAGCATCCATTGCTCCAGACAAAAGGTCTGCAGCATTATCAAGCCCAACAGCATCAAGATAATCAACAATAGCATCCATCAATGATGTATAATCCGGAGCAGCAGCAAGTATATCAGCTGTGCCAGCTTGAACAAAGCTCATGCTGAATTTTGCAATCCCTCCCTCATTCCAGGATTCAGAAATTGTAGCAGGAGAGTCAAGGCCAACAAACTGTTCACCATAGAATGGGTGTATCAAAATCCCAGGA